ACATCTGGTAAACGTTCGGTTCGTCGACCACCTGGCCGAGCCGGCCCTGGACCGCCTCACCCGCTTCGAACTGAGGGTGCTGGCTGATCAGGAGCCGGCGGACCTCAGCACCGGTCATCTGCCCGTTAGCGTCCGCGGTCGCCTCTTTGTAGAGGTAGCCGACGATGTCCATCCAGTAGGGCAGCGCCACCTCGATCTGGCCCTGCATGTAGGGCTTCCACTTGCCGGCCTGGTTCTGCCGGGTCTCAGCGATGAACATAGCGACCTTGAACGGGTGGGTCGGGTGCATGGTCAGGTCCCGGAACCCGCGGATGATCGAGTCCATCTCCGTCAGCAGGGTGCCCCAGTCCTGGATCTTCATCGCCTCGGTGCCGCGCAGCGCCTGCTTGCAGCGCCGCTGGATGTCGGTGATCGAGTCGACGACGATCGAGGTGAAGTCGTGCTCGGCCTGGAGCAGCCACTGGTAGGTCCGGACGACGCTGAGCCAGTCCTGGACGTACACCACGCAGATGTCCCACGTGCCGTTGTACCTAGGGGGTGGTTGGGTCGGCACCCACTGGGTGAGGCGGACCGGTCGGCCGTACATCTGAGTCAGGCTCTCGGCCAAGGGGAGGAAGCGGGTCCGCCACTCGGAGTCGATGATCAGGACCGGCGGCGGGCACGTGCCACCCAGGGTCGTCTTGCCGGTCTTCGCCGGTGCGTGGACTAGCAGGGAGAAGGTCGGGCTCCAGATGGCCTGCTGCGGTGTCCAGAGCTCGGTCATGCGTCGTGCGCCTCTTCGTCCTTGTCGTAGCGGTCCAGCGGGTTGACCTGGACGTAGTGCTCCGAGATGAAGTCCTCAGCCCGGCTACCGTCGTCGAACATGTCGCAGACGGCGGTGAACTCGCAGCCCCAGCTGCACTTGGCACCCGGGGAAGGGTAGGCGACCATGTGGTGGTCGACTCCCTCCTGGAGCATCCGCTCGGTGTGGGTGAGCTGCAGGGCCTCGCCCTTCAACCGCTCCCGGAACCGCTCGATGGTGATGGGATTGTGCCGGAGCTCCAGCCGCTGGTAGAACGGTGGGTTGGCTCCAGCGGTGCGCTTCACCCGGCGGAGCATGTTGTACAGCGCGCCCTCCGTCCGGGGCTCGTCGGGCTGCCGGTTCGCGTCCTCGAGCAGGTGGTAGGTCTTCATCTGCTCGTCCTTGGGCAGCACACGGGCCGGCTCGGTGAAGTTGCCGACCGACTTGTGGTCCATGAACAGGCGGATCAGGTCGTGGTCGCGCTGGAGGCGAACGTCCAATCGGCCCTGCAGGAGGACCGACAGCTTCGAGTTGACCTCGATGATGGTCTGGAGGACCTGCTCGGGCGCCACCACGGTGTAGCCGGCGTCGGCTCCCTCCTCGGCCAGCCACTGGACGTACCCCTCGATCATGGCCCGGCCGTACTCGGCCTCCTTCTGGAAGTCGCTGAGCTTGGAGGCGACCACCTCACCCTCGAGGGAGGCGGTCGCCCTGACCAGCGCCAGCTCATCCTCCTCGATGATCTTCTCGAAGGTGGTGCGCGGGTCGACCGGGGTCTGGCCGTTCGGCACGTACCAACCGGCCAGCGCGTTGTGGATGCGGGTGCCGAGTGACATGACCCCAGTGGCTGGTTCGGCCGTGAGACGGAGGCCGCGGTACCAGCTCAGCCACCACCGCCGGCGGCAGTGCTTGAAGGTCTGCAGCTCAGAGTTCGAGACTCGGCGCAGGCCGTCACGCCAGAGGGCGGCCACCCCGACCAGTTCTTCCGCCTGCGCTTGCGACACGGAGGACGTGGAGTTGCCGGTCGGGGTGACCTGGTCGGCTAGTGTACCGTTAGGGGGTGACAGGGGCTCGAGAGGCGCTGCGACCGCCGTGGCGGCGGCTGGGGATCGCTGCTCTTCGACGGCCGCAGCGCCCTCGTGATGCGGTGGGGAAGCCGCATCGACCTGGAACGGACCCGTGCCCGCGTCCACCTGGTCCAGCCAGTGCTGGACCTTCTCGCACCACTGCATGATGCGAGGCATGTCCTCGGGCGGGCAGTTGTCGGCTCGGTACTGGCTGGGCCAGCCGAAGCCCGGAGCGGGCTTGCCACCCAACCGCTTCATCACGGCCTCGTAGGCGTCGACGGTGGCGCGCCGGGCGAGGTCGTAGTCGCTGGGCGGCAGTCTGGAACCGTCGGCTAGCTGGATGCCGGCCGGTGCTGGGCCGGGCTCGACCTCAACGACGTGAGCCTCTTCCCGCTCGTCGAAGATCGGCCAGATGACCGGGTCGTCGTGTGGACCGTACACTGTGCCCCCCGGCTGGCTCGGTTCGGCGCCGGGCGAGACCGCGACTCGCTCGGAACCAGCCTCGTCACCAGCCGGGAGGACCTGTGGCAGCTCGACACCGAGCCACGCAGCCAGGCTGCGCTGCTCTCCAGGGCGGAACTGCGCGAATGTCTTCTTGCCCTTCTCGAGGTCGCCGAGCCGTCCCGTGGTCCAGGTGTCGCCACCCTCGTGTTGGGTCAGCTGAGCGACCGCCGCTTTGCGGCTGAGCTTCTCAGTGCTGCGGCGGGCTACGACTTGCTCCCCAGTGATCATCGTCTCGTCCCTTCTAGGTGGTTACCTTACTTCATCCGCCAAGGAGGTGTCCAGCCAGGAGCTGCTGCTCTTCGTGGTCTAGTTCGGCGGTCGAGTACCCCGCCTTGGCCAGCCGGTCACGGTCCCGGACGATCTCCTCGAGGCGGGTCGCCTTCTCTCGGAGCTTCTGCAGCTGGCGGACCTCGATGGTGTCTGGTGCGATGATGTCGACCACCGTCACGGACTCGTGTCGCTCCGAGCCGACCCGGTGCACCCGGTCCTCGGCCTGGACGTTCTCGAGCATGGACCAGCTGCGCTGCAGGAACACGATGGTGTCAGCGGCCGACATGTTGACGCCCACGCCGCCGGCGGCGATCGTGAACAGCATCACCTGCGCGTCACCGGCCTGGAACTCGTTCAGGTTCTGCTGCCGCTCGTGCTGCGGGACCTTGCCGGTCAACAGGCGGTAGCTGACCCCCTTCGCGTTGAACCTGGCCGCGGCCATCTCGATCAGCTGGCGGGAGGCTGCGCACACTGCGACCTGCCGGTCCGGTCCCAGCTCCTGCAAGACCTCCTCGAGCACGTCCAGCTTGGGACTGGGCTCGCTGAGGCGGAGCTGGTTCGTCTCGGGATCGACCTCGCAGTAGCTCGAGCTGAACTGGACCAGGCGCAGGGCCTTCACGAGGTTGGTCGTGGCGAGCACGACGTCTCCGTCGTCCAGTTCGGCGAGCAGGTGCTCTTCCATCGCTCGGTACGCCCGGGCCTGCTTCGTGGCCATGGGCGCCTCGCGGACCTCCCGAACCTTCGGCGGCAGGAACGGCAGCACCACCGCCTTCAGCATCCGGCGCATACGGGGGTCCAGGATCTTGTGGAACTCCTCGGCCGTGTCGGGCCGGACGCCCACGATGTCCAGCGCCGCGTACCGGTTCCACGCCAGCAGGGCGAACCGGTCGATGAACGCGGAGCGAGTCGGGTAGTCAGCCGGTGCGATCCCGTGCATGATCGACCACAGGTCACCGACGTTGTTCGCGATCGGCGTACCGGTCAGTGCCCAGCGCCGGGTGATCGAGGGCTGGTGCAGGACCGCCCAGGCCGCGCGGGTCTGCTTGGCCTTGGAGTCCTTCATCCGGTGCGCCTCGTCGACGATCACCGTGCGGAAGTCGAGGTGGTTCAGCTCCTTGGGGTGGACCTCGCACCTCGTCGGGGTGATCCGCTCGTCGTGGCCGCCGCACTCCTGACAGCGGGAGAGCCGGATCGACCCGTACGCCGCGAGGCGGGAGTGCAGCCGGAGGACGTCGAAGTGGATCAGGACCAGCGCCTGCGGGTCCTCGCTGGCCTCGAGCAGGACCTTGCGCCTGGACTGGGCACCACCGTTCACTACGTACGGGTGAGCCTCGGGGAACCAGGTGGGCACTTCGTTGGCCCAGTGGCCCTTGACGCTGTTCGGGCAGATGACCAGCCCCGGGAGCGTATCGGGCAGCGCTCGCAGCGCCACGAGGGCCTGAGGTGTCTTGCCCACGCCCATCTGGTCAGCCAGCAGGACGCCGCCGTCGGGAAGGGCCAGGAACGCGACTCCGGTTTGCTGCGGGGGGTACAGCCGTGGGTCCGGGTTCCACTTCTCACCCGCCGCGTCATAGAGGTCCGCGGCCGTAGACTCTCGCAAGAGCAGGCCGTAGTCGATCCACTGCGCCCGAGCGTCAGCTGCCCACTGTCGGAGGAGCGGGCCGACCTCGAGGCGGTCGCCGAACACGCCGCGCAGCGTCACGCACGTCCCCCACGAGAGCGGAGCGTGCCAGACCTTCTCGCGGCCGTCCCAGTTCATCCCGGGGACCTGCCGGGCCAGGTCCTTCTCAGCCCACGAAGTCTCCAACACTACGCGACCGCGGTCGTAGTCAACCTCGGCGCGCGGCATGGAACTGCTTGGGGAGGACGTTCGCCAGGTGAGTCAGTGCGACCCGCTCGGCGTCGTTCACGTGGTCGCTGCTGGTGTAGCCCCCGCACTGGCGGAGGACCTGGTCATTCACGAGGCGCTTGGTGTCACTGGCCCGGTACTCGTGGTAGGGCACCGAGAACTGGGTGCACTTGAACTTCAGCGCCCCGGCGACGTGCAGCGCGTCGTACTGCCTCGTGGCTCGGAGCGTGCGGGGGCCGATCACGAACTGCTCGCAGGCGACCTCGACCTCGTGACCCTCCCGGTCGAACCGCTCGAGCCAGAGCCACAGGTTGATCACCGCGCCATCCGCGGGGGACTGGGCCGTGACCGTGAACGCCTCGGTCTCGGTGTCCCACCAGGCGACACCGGTCACCTGGCCAGGGTCCACGCCGACGATGATCACTCGGGACGCTCCGTGTGCGGGCTGTGTTCCTCGACGAACTGGTGGTAAGCCTCGTCGGGGTCCACGCCGTTGCCCTCGGCCTCGAGCAGCGTCTGCTTGTGCGACCAGACGTCACCGCAGCCCTTGCACACGCAGACCGAGGGCTGCCCGTCCTGCATCTTCACCTTGAAGGCGGAGACGTGGGTCTCTGGCACCTAGAACGTCTTCCAGAGGTGGAACACGAGGGGCGGCAGGACCGCCACAGCGATCAGTATCAGCCAGACCACGAGGGCGATCACTCCGAAGCTCAGCCACTCGTGGCGCTGGGCTCGAGCTCGGGCCTCCCGACGCCGGGCCTCGAGGACCTCGGGGTCCTCGCTCTTCGAGAACATGTCGACGATCGTCTTGGGCTGGGCCGGTGGGGTGGGCGTTGGAGCCTCGTGCAGTCGGGCGGGACGTCCCGTGCCGACTCCACCGAGGCCGGGGCGCATCCGGTCGTCCATCTGGGTCTCCTTCATCTCGTCGTGGGTTGCCAATCTACCTTCTCACCCCACCGCTTGCCAGTGGAGAGACTGGCCGTGATGGGGACCGCGAACAGAGTCTGGTCGTTCATGATCCGCAGTACGGTGTGGGCCACGTCGTCCACGTCCTCGTCCGGCACCTCGAGGATCACCTCGTCGTGCACGGGGCAGACCAGGTAGTCACCGAGGCCAGCGGCGGCGAGCTCGATGAGCTTCATCTTCAGCACTTCGGCCGCTGTGCCCTGGATCAGGTAGTTGACCAGCTTGTACGTCGAGTCGTCGTCGATCACGAAGCGCCGGCGGGTCAATGGGCTGCGGACGTACGCCTCACCCTCGTCGTGACGGCGAGCCTGGGCGGTGTTCTCGACCCGTCGGGTGAACTGGCGGATCGAGGGGTACGTGAAGTCGAGCAGCGCGGTGAAGCGCTGAGCCTCGTCCTCGCTGATGCCGGCGGTCCAGGCGAACTTCGCGGTGCCCGCGCCGTAGATCCTGGCGTACATCGCGTTCTTGGTGGTCTGCCGGCGTGGGTCCTTGCGGGTCGCCTCCGGGTCCTGGAAGACCTGGCGGACCATCTCTGTGAAGAAGTCGTCAGCCTGGAAGGCGGTCTGGAGCTTGTCGTCCTTGGCCAGCGAGGCGAACAGCCGCCACTCGATCTGGTTGAAGTCGCACATCAGCAAGGTGTGACCCGGACCACTGATGATGCAGTTTCGGACCATCATCGAGGGTGGGTTGCGCTCGTCCACCCGGGGCAGCTGCTGGAGGTTCGGAGAGTCCATCGACATGCGAGAGGTCCGGGCCTCGCACGTGTTGACGTTCGGGTGGAGCCGACTGTCCTCGTCGACGTCGTCGATGAAGTGCCGCAGGAACGTCGAGGCGACCTTCTGGGCCTGGCGCCGAGCGAGGACTACCCGGGCCAGGGGGTGGTCGATCTCGCCGAGGACCTCCTTGTCGAGTGCCTTGGCACCGGTGCGGGTGACCTTGTCGAACTCGAACCCCTCGCCCTCGAGGACCCGGACCACCTCGGCATTCGACCCGGGCTTCACCCCGTAGTTCTCCACGCACCACGTGGCCGCCTCCCGGACGTACCGGTCGAGCTGGGTGCGGTACTCTTCCGCAGCGACCTGGTCGACCAGCGCTCCGTGGGCTTCCATCCGAGCACAGACCGCCGAGACCCCGCGTTCGAGGTCGTAGGCTAGGGGACTGACTGCCTGGACCCGGGGCAGGAGCTGCTGGTGGACTCCGTACGTCCACACGCAGTCCAGACCAGCGTAGAACCAGTACGGGTCGAAGGTGAGCGGCACGGAC